CGACCGCGACCACGACCACGACCGCGACCGCGACCCCGACCCCGACCCCGACCGCGACCGCGACCACGACCCCGACCGCGACCTGGGCGGCTCGCGGAGGGCGGTCGCCCAGTCGGACAGCCCGGCGTCCTCGCACCAGTCGGCCGCTATCAGCGAGTCCACGTAGCTCGTTACCGGGAAGGGAATCATAGATCATCCAAAGTGATTACCGTCCGATCCGTCTTGCCCCGCGCCACCTCGATCGTGCCCAGTTCGCACCACTCGCCCGAATCGTCGACGAGCAGTTGGCAGCCTTTCAAAGCATCCAGCAGACTTTTCAAGAGATTATCGGGGTCCGGCAATGACCCCATTCCCTCGACCTGCACTGAGATCCGCCGCCGACCCGTGGCCTGGGGCACTCTCTGAGCCAATGCGTGCAACGCCACCATGTCCCGGTCGTGTCGCTTGCGGCTCCCCCGCTTGGCCCAATGCGATTTGAGCAGATGATTGAGGCTGACCGGGCGCCAGCCGTCAATTGTCAGGACGTGGCTAGCCATGTGGTATCTCCCCGGTGATTGCCGCCGCCACCTGCGCCGCCGTCGCATCCGTGGCCAGCACTCGCCAGCCGTCCGCGTGCAGGTCGCCGCCCAGATCGCCAGGCCCACACACCACCAGCGCCGCGTCTGGATTGACGGCTCGCACCCGCTGCCCCAGGTCGGGCAAATGCACCCCTGCCGACCCGTACGCCACAACCGCAACGAGTCCGTCTCCGGCCGCGCTGAATGCCACCCCTGCCGCGAATGTGTCGTCAGCAGTCAGCACAGCCCATTCGTCGCCCAGCGCCGACGCCAACTCGCCAGCGATGCGATCGTCACCAATGACGATTACCGCAAGCCCACAGTAGCGCAGCACCCGTTGCAGCACCTTGCCGCCCACCCCATGCTCACGGCATAGCCTCACCACCGCATCCAGCGGCACCCTCCTATCCAATGATCCAGGGATGCGCCATCCAGGCAGTAGCCCTGTATCGAACCACTTGTTGACGGTCCGTGGCGAGATATCGAGCAGCTTGGCTACTTCCCCACTGGACATTGCCAGCTTACGACACCTTTGTTTTTTCACCTTCACCGCGTCACCTCTTTCATTTCCTTCCGCAGCTTGGTAATCACCAGCTCACAGATTTTGCGGCTTCGCTCCCGAGTGAAGCCACACCGCCGACCGATTTCCGCATGTCTCCAGCCCTCCAGATGGAGACGGAACACCTCCGCGTACTCTTTGGGCGCAAGCTGCATGGCCCGGTCGTATAGCTCCCTCAGTTCGGCACTGCGGGAGGGATCGGCCGCGCGCTTGTCCGGAGGCGCCACCACCGCGGCGCCGTCCGCAGCCCGGCCAGCAGCGTCGTTGCGATAGCCGGCCCCCTCCAACTGCAAGAACTCCCGCAGCATGCCGACTCGCCGCTGACTGACCAACTGGATGCAACCACGCCAACAGGTGATATGGGCGTAGGTCGAAAACTGGTATCCCTTGGACGGGTCGAACAACCGGGCGGCGCGGAGCAAAGCGCAGAACGCCTCTGCCTCCAGTTCGTCAAGCCCGACATCTGCGGCCAGATCGGGATAGCGACGGGCGAACTTGGCCACTACGGCGAGCGAGAGCCGCAGGTTGCAAGTGGCTAGCGCGACCGCCTCAGCGTCCGTCCGCATGGACGGCTTTCGGGATCGGGTGATAGTGGTCACTTTGCACCTCCTGTCGATTGGCACACCACGTTGGCCAGCGCCGCTTTTGCCGCCTCTGGCCGCTCTGCCAGCCGGCGGGTAATCAGGTCCGACTGCTCGCTGCACCGATGCGCCAGGGAATCGCACACGCCCCGCGTCCGCCGCAGTTCGTCTTTCAGCGCTTCGGCCTCTCTCACCCGCCAGGACAGCAGGTTGAGCAGGTGCCGCTCATTCGTGGTCAGTTGCCGGCCGTCCGTGAAGATCACCCCCGGATCGGCTTCCAGCGCCGCCCGCATCTCCCGAGACTCCTGGCGAGCCGCAGCCAGTTCGACCCGCAGCCCGTTGGCCTCAGCGCGAGCCGCAGCCAGTTCGACCCGCAGCCCGTTGGCCTCAGCCACAAGCGACAGATTGGCCGCGGCCAGTTGGCCAGCCGGGCCGGAGTCGTAGCAGCTTCGGCACACCTCAGCAGATCCACCCACACACAGCACACACGCCATCGCCAATCCCTCCGTTAATCCTGATCACCCCGACGCCACCAGTCGTCAGCCCGGAACAGCGGCTCTCCTCTGGCCGCTCGCTCCCGGTACACCCGCACCGCCTCTGCCTTCGCCGGATGCCCGTCTGTCCGGGTCGGTAGCGGCTCTGCCGCCCGCCTTGCCTCGTACTGGTCATGCCGACATTTGATGTGATAGCGGTTCAGGCAGGCTTCCCCGCAGTAGAGGCATTTGCCCCTCATCTTCTTCACGGCTGGCCCTCGTAAAACGAGGACCAGCCCAGCCGCCGCACTACCGCTGCCCCCAAGTCGTCGAGGCTAGAGCAGTGGACCACCCAGCCGCCCAGCCGAGACACGGTGCGGTGCAGGTAGCGATGCCCGCCGCACACGCCATCGCCGGACTGCCGCGACAGCAGGAACAGCGATGCGCCGGCCCCGGCATGCGCCGCCGCCTCGAAGTACGCCCGCCGCCCAGCCGCTGGGTCGAGGACCACGATCCGCGGCCCGCCGTTGCCGTCGTAAGGACGCCAGCCGGCCGACGTCAGATACTCGCTCACCGCCGCTTCGCCGAACTCCGACGTCGGCCGATCGAAGCCGACCAGCAGATACCCGTTCCTCGTCATCGCCTCACCACCTTTCTCACGTTGGGATCACGCCCAGATTCAACGACGATCTTTTCGCAATGACTGGCCGGACGCTCCGCTATCAGCGCCCGCCAAGCCTCCGAATAGGTCGCCCTGGACAACACCGCTGCCCACTTGCCGGGAGGCACCCGCACCCACCCGACCCACGGCCCCGGCTGCTGCATTGTCGCCCTTCTTCAGTACCGAGTAGGTGCGGATGATCGCCTCCAGATCCGCGGCCACGAACGCCACGTCCCAGCCGTGGCCGTCCGTCAGGATCACCACGCCTTCCGCGGCCGGGAGCGAGTCGGCCGGTGCGCCGTCGCTGCTACTGATGACCACGTCGTCGCCAGGCCAGCGGACGGGAGGCAGCAGGTCGAGAGCCGCCCGCCGTCGCTCCCACTCGGCATCGTCGATCAGCAGATGCATCATCGCTTCCCGCCCCCTAGCAATCGCTCGCAAGTCGTCCGCCGTCAGGTTGGCCGCGCTGCCGACCAGCACCTTGCCGCGGCTCACACGCAGCGTGTGGCCGCGGGATTGGAGAGACGCGATCAGATCGCGGGCTGGGGTCAGCGGATCGGGGGATGATGCGCGAATCATCTCGGCTCCGGATTTTCCGGGACAAACTCACCACACCACTCATCCGCCAGTACCACCGGCCACCTGGCATCGTGGTCTTCCTGTGCCGGTCCTCGGACCGGCACAGGAGCACGCCGGCGGCAATCGCCCGCCTCGGCCTCGCCGTGCCGGGCGAAGTATTCGCAGATCTCGCATGCTCGATACATCACTCGTCTCCTTGGTTGGGACCACAAACCGTAAGCAACATTTGTCACAGTGTCACAGTTCGACGTAACCGCTTTGCGTGTAGGTGTTTATTGAGTGACAGTGCGTTTGTCATAGTTTGTCACAGCGTCACAGCAGCTGTGACAGACACCCCTCTATTGGGCTGGCAGCTGTGACAGTCATGACAGTCTGTGACAGACCGTCTGTCACTCCGCAAACTGTTGATGCGTATGGTTTTGCGTCCACCTGTGACACTGTGACAGAGATAGAGTAAGAGGTCACAGCGGGATCTCGTCGTCATCCCCGAGAGGCGACGACGCTCCAGGGCCGGGCCAAGCGTACTTGGACCCGATCTTGCGCAGGTGCCCCGACGTCACCATCCGCAATAGCTGCTGCTGGATCGTGTTCGCCTTATAGTCGTCGCCCATCGCCGTAGCGACTTCGGACGGATGGAACGACGCTCCGCCATTCGCACGAAAGAACTCCAAGATCGCCTGGCCGATCTTGGACCTGACTCGACCCTCTTCCGTTCCGTGCGAGGTCCACACCCACGTTGTCTGGTCCACCTCCAGCGCGAGCGTTGTTTCCTCGACATCGCGACCGGTAAGGAACAGCTTGGCTTCCTTCTTCTCCCGCTGGCGGTTGAGGACGACGATCCCGTCCGCCGACCCTGCCAGTCCCAGCGTCCCGGACACCTCGTCGACCGCGTCTTGCTCCTGCGCCTTCTTCGTGTGGTGAAGGATCAGAATCGAGCATCCACAGCGGTCGGCAAACGCCTTGATTGCCGTTCCGTGCTCGTAGTCGACGTCGTATGCCGACTGCGACTTGATCCCCGTCGCCAGTGGACGGAACTTGGCCCACACGTCGATCACGATCAGCCGGGGAGCCTCGACAGACTGCACCCACTCGCCGAGAGCATCCAGCCCGCCAGCCCCCATCCGCGGCCACTCGACGGCGACGTGAAGTCTCCGGTTGGCCTCGACCGGCAGACCTTTCAACACCTTCCGCGTGCGATCCTGCACGCGGCGAAAGCGATCTTCCAGGGACAGATACAGCACATCTCCCGGCATCACCTGGACGCTGCCGAGTGCCTTCCCGCCCGCGGCAATGGTCAGCGCAAAGTTCAGCGCGAGCCACGATTTGCCGAGCTTGGGTTTGCCTGCCAGGATCGACAGCCCCTCACTCAAGATGCCAGGGATGGCCCAGCGAGGTTCCGGCAGGTCCATCGCCAGAAGATCAGCCATGCGGATGATGCGTGGCTTCTCGGTCGCTCCCTCTGCCGCTAGCCCGCTCTGCGGCTTTCCGTCACCGTTAAGCGGCTCGCGGGAGGGGACGTCGCGCGGTTGTGCCATCCCCTTCGCGATCGCCCTGCGCAGCGTGTCGTCGTCCTTTGCCGGGCTGTTCGCGCCGGCGCTGCGGATAGCTGCGATCAGCCGCGAGTACACCTCGGACTCGGAAAGCAGCCCGGCGCCGACGAAGTTGCCCAGCGCGGCCCCAGACGCGAATAGCTGGGGATTCAACTGGCCACGTTTGGCCGCAGCGCACGCCGCCTCTTCCGCCGCCAGCGCCGCCAGGGCATAGGCATGTCGGCCGTCGTCCGCCGCCGTGGCTTTGCCCTTCCAGGGATGACCACTCTTGCGCACGGAGGGCGGAGCAGGGGCGACAGCTGGCGTGCGTCCTGGGATCACCCCCAGCGCTGCAACAGCCTCGACCAGTTGCGACCGCGACACGGTCCCTTGCACCGGCGGAACTCGGTACAGTCTCGCCATCCGGTGTGGCCGCTCCGGGGTGTCTGGCCCCTTGCGTGCCCACGTCCCCGGCAGCTTGGCGATCCGGCTGGCGTTGTGGACGCTGCGATCAATCGACCCTCCATCCGAGACGTTGAATCGCGCTGCCAGCCCGGCGAGTAGCGACTTGACAACCGCTCGGGTATTGTCGTCGGCCGGCTCGTCGACGCGGTAGAGCAGGTGCCAGCCGTTGCCACTGTCGATCCACAGCGGTTCAGGCCAGCCGATTGACGCCAGCCAGTCAAACACGGACGACGCCACCCGCCGGGCCGCTTCCTTCTCCGCGTCGGTAGCCGACGCCGACTTGCCTTCCGGCTTGGCCGGGTCGACGTCGACCAGCACCCACCGCCGGCGAGAGACGTCGTCGTCATGTGCGCCGCGGTCGAACCCCTCCAGCATCGTCGTCGGGTTGAGGGTATAGTACACCCCCTCCGCTGAGGGATTGAGAGCCTCGACCGCCTCAACCCAATCGTCCGGCCGATCGCAACGCCGGACCAAGGACCGGGCGCCCCGCTTGCCGGCCGGCCCCTGGTACAGCGCGCGGAACTCGACACACGCTGACGGATCGAGCAGGAGAGACAGGGACCGACGCACTTCCTGTGCGTCGATCGCCTGCGCCCCCACTGTCCCGCCTTTCGCCTTGCCGCGAAGAAACGTCGCCACCGCCCACCCCGCAGTTAGAAGGGGATCTCATCCGACTGCGGATCATCACCACCGACCGCGTGGCCGTTAGTCCCGGCGCCGTCACCCGGCAACGGCGCCGACTGCCCGGTCAGGCGCAGGTAGTCGCTCGACCGCTTGATGACGTCGCGAGGATCTTCACCGAATGACCACGGCACCCACGCTGGAATCTGCGCCAGGTCCGGTGGGGTCTTGGCCTCGTCGTCCATGTACCAGCCGAACGGCGTGTGTACCGACTTGTCAACCACCGTCCCCCGCACCAGCGGAGAGACGCCGTCAAGGGTGACGTAGTCGTTGCCGCGCTGCGACTTGCCACCCTTGAGGGTGACTTGCAGCTTCACGCCCATCAGCTTGGAGTAATCAATGTCATCGTCGACGCTGTAATTCTTGCCGCGGAGCGACTCCATCACTTGTCGAAGCTTGCACGTCTCGGCGAACGAGACGGAATACTGCCGAGCCAGGACGAACGGCTTGCCCTCCTTGGTCCGCGGCGCCGGCGCTGCCGAGTTGCCGCCCAGTTCGAAGCAGACGAGCAGCTTGCGCGACTCGTAGGCCTTGCCCTCGTAGGTCTCCTCATGAGTCCCGAGGTCGACCAGCCCGACCACGATAGCCGGGTACGCTCCCGGCGGGGGTACCTCGAACCCGGCCCCCTTGGGTTTCGCCTTGCCAGCCAACGGATTAGCCACGCTACACCACCTTTCACTTCTGAGTGCTGGGGACGTCTTCCACGAATCTCAACGACTGCTTTGCCCGCGTGAGGGCGACATACCGGAGGTTGCGCTGCTGCTGGTGTTCCCAATCCCGTTTGGGCTGCCGCATAGGCGATTCCAGCAGCCAGACCCGGTCAGCTTCCAACCCCTTGGACCTGTGGATCGTCGAGAAAACCACTGCGTCGGGCCGGGTGGAGGATGTGGCCGCGTCGTCGAATAGCGACTGAATGGCCGGGATCACCTCGGAGGGGGAATCGCAGGCGCACAGCACCGCTTGCAGCCCGGCCGCGCGATCCAGCACCGATTCTTGCGCGTCCTCGGTCCCGTCCATCCCAGACAGCCGCGACAGTTCGCGGCCCTTCCAGTCCTCGATTGCCTTGCCGGCCTCAGCCACCGTCGAGGGGTTGGGGAGGTTCCGCCAGACGTTTAACAACTGGTCCCCGACAGCGCGGCCGCGGACCACGCAGCGCTGACGGCTGGCGATCAGCTTCAGCGCGACTTCGACCAGCGGGGCATTCGCCCCACACAGCACCATGTCGCCGGGCCGGAACTCGCCGATCGCTTCGGGTAGGTCCATCTCGGCAACGATGCCTTCCGGCGCGTTGGGGCGAGCCTGAATGTCAGAGACGTACTGCTGAGCCAGCCGGACATGGGAGGCAGGGCAACGTGGGCGACACGATTACCCCGTCAACGGTGTGAGTCGCGTTCGCCAGGTCGTAATTGCCCTTGCTCCAGTTCCAGTGGCCCTGCGCCTGCGCCCATAGCCGGTGATGCGCGACCACCGGACGGGACGGCTTACGGGACACCTTGCACGGCTCCGCTCGTTCGGCCTTCATGACTGCATCCACCGTTAGCATCGAATGGCTCGGGTATGTCTGAGAGTATAATGGCTGTGGCGTCAACTTGCAACCCTCGAACACCATAAAATCTTTGATCGGGATGCTAGAATAACCTTTTGAGTCACCCACAACCCGCGCGAGGGGCTTGCGATGGCACGGCTTGCGCTCGACAATGGCATCATGTCACGCCCCAAAAAGAACACCACAGGTGACCGGCACAAGGACTCGGTAACGGTCCGCCTGCCAAAGTCGCTCGCCGCTTCGCTGGATCTGCTGGCAGAGCGGCACCTGACCGACCGCACCGAGGAAGCCAAGCGGCTCATCCGCGAGGGGCCGGCGCCAGCGGCCGGACGCGAGCGGCCTCGAACTCGGCCACCCATTCCGGCAGAGTCACCACGTCGGGGCCGATCTTCACGGCCCGCAGGACGACCGGCGAGCCGCCCGCCCGATAGCCTCGCTTCGGGTCTGCCCACCGGCGGACGGTCATGACATGCGGCGACTTGCCGCCGCGCCCGCGCAGCAGCTTCGCGGCTTCGGTCAGCGAGATTGCCCTCTTGATCTGTTCGGGAGTCATCATCAACGGTGCATCTCCTCTGTGAGTAGTCGCTTGCATGGGTCACCTTGCATCGGCGGGATACATGGTTATACACCATGTATCCCGCCGATGCAATCTCAGCCGTCAGGATGTCCCTGACCGGCAGCTACCCGAGCTTCCGGACGACATCAGACACACGTTTCATGTCATCCTCAGCGTAGATCCGCGTGGCATCCAATGAGCGATGCCCGGCCGCCCCGCACCTCCACCTTGCCGGCAGCCGTCGCCTCGGCAGGGGTGTCGCACGGTCGCCCCCAGCGGAGCGACACCCGGCCGGTCGTCGACACCCAGACCGGGTAATAGAGAGTCTTACCCTCGGCGGGGGAAGTCATCGGGCGGCCCCCTCGGCGTCCGCCTGCATCGCGGCCACGGCGGCGCCCTTGGCGGCGACCTCGGTCGGGCCGGCGCCGACCCACCGCCGGCCGCCGCGGCACAGGATCATCTCGTACCCGCCCTCGACGCGGCACAGCACGCCCGTCACGCCACGCGGCAAGGGGTTGGCCGCCGCCTCCCGCTCAGAGGGAGACAGGGGCGGCGCGGTCGGCGGCTGCGTCACGGCATCCCACCGCGCCCGCTCGGCCGGGTCGGCCGGCGGGTCCATCGGGATGTACTCGGTCTTGCGCGGCTCGACCTCGCCGCAGTGCTGACACCTGCCGTTGTGCGGCTCGTGCCAGGGGTAGTGGACGTTCTGCCCCCGGTCGTAGCACGCCCCAGAGGACCAGTACTGCCACCCAGCCATCACCGGGTGATACGCCATTCGCACCCCGCTACTCGTCGTGTAGGCATACCGCAGCATCTCACACTCTCCACATCTGAGCCTGGGGATCACACACAGAGCCTCGGGCCGGGCTTGCACCGGCCTGCCGCTACGGGCGAGGCTGGAGGTCGTCAGCGGACGCGGGCGATTACTGCCCCGTCCTCGGTGACGGTCAGCTCGCCGCCGAGGTCCTCGACGTGGTCGACCAGGTCGGCGAGGGTGGACGGCCCGCCCTTACCCTTGCGCCCGGCGTACCGGGCCACCGCCTCGTCAGCGGTGCTGGCCTCGGTCATGTAGCTGTCGCTGTCAGTGGTGATGATGTACTCGCTCATGGCTCGCCTCCTTCTGCGCACCCGGCCGGCACCGAGCCGGCCGGGAAGACTCATCGTGCCCCTATTTGCTGCCCCGGCAGCCGGGGCAGTGCAGATCGCGGTCACTCAGGATCACCTCGCGGTGGCAGTCGAGACAGATCACCTCGCCGGCCACGTCGTGCTCGTGGGGGCTGGCGATCCGGGCCGGGTCCACCGTCTGCCCGCACGCCGCACACCGCACCCCATCCGTCCCCGTGTACTTGCCATTCTCGGTTCGGCTCTGGCACATCTCACACTCTCCGGGTCTGATCTCTCAGGACATCTCTCGCGTGTCCTGTACTATCACTATACGTCAGATCGGACTATACGTCAATGGGGATCACAGAGATTTTTCGGGTTTTTTTGGGGGCGGGTCGCCCACCGCCCCATCAACGATCTGCCCAGCCGTGCAGCCGAGCACAGCGGCCAGGTCGACCAGGGCCGGCAGCGGCGGGTAGCGGCGTCCGTGCTCGTAGCCGATCACCGTGGCTCGCGGCATGCCCGCTGCTGCCGCCAGCTCGGCCTGCGACAGCCCCGCAGCCGACCGCCGGCGGGCGATCTCCCGCCCCAGCTGTAGTCTGAGATCTGCCATGCGTGATTCTCCGTCCGAGTGAGGGGTCACTACCCGACTATACTACCGATAGGCGTATAGGTCTAGACGGAGCATGCCGGTAGAGATTCCGGCGAGAGCAGAGATGTGCGACAAAAACGAGCGGGGCGGTCCCCTCTCCCGAGGACCGCCCCGCCGCTCACCCACACCCTCACCTGCCCAGCGGTGAGGACACCTGCGATACGATCACCGGCCCCGCACACGGACCACAGCCGGCCGCACCACTACCGCCGCTCGCCGGCGGACCACCACCGGAGCACGGACGGCGACGATCGGCGCCGCGTGTCCGCTGACCACGAACGCCCGATGCCGCACGATCGGCACCGCGGCCACGGCAGACACCCCGCCGTAGGCAAACGTCGGAGTCGCCACCGCCGCGACGGGAGCCGCGACAGCGGCCGCGGTCGGCACCGTCACCGGAGCGGCTGCCGGAGCCGTCACAGCGGCCGGAGCAACGGCAGGAGCCAGCACCGGCGCGACGACGGTCTGCACCTGCACCAGCGGGGTTGCTGGCAATACGAGAGCCGCATTGTAGCCATAGAAGCCGGACACGAACGCGGCGTGCCCATAGCCACCCACCACGCCAGCGCGAAAGTGCGTGGCCGGAGCGACACTGGCGACGGCCAGCAGAGCCACCAGAGCGAATGCGATCTTTTTCATGTCTGTTCCTTTCAACAGAAGACCTTACTTGTCCAGTATCGAAACGAGGACCGACACCTCTTCGTCGGTGAGGGCCGGAATCCCCGAGGATTTCGGCGGCATCGTGCCCCTGTAAACAGTCGTCATCACCTTGCGGGCCTGGCGATCGTTGAGCTTGGTCAGCGCTCCGCCCTCGATCAGCGCCAGCCCACCGCCCTTGGCCGCGGCCGTCTCCGCGGAGTGACAGGCTGCACACTTGGCCTGGACGATCGCCAGGGCATTCGGTGCGGCCACGGCCTGCGGCGCCGCACCCGGATTGAACGGATCGGCTGGCTTGGCTTGCGCTGGCGGTGCGGGAATCGCAGCCGGTGCAGCTGGCGCGGCAGGAGGGGCCGGCGGAGCGCCTGGCTTCACCTCCAGCGAGCGCAGACGCTGGTCAATGGCCCGGAGGCTATCCGCGATCGCCTTGATGTCCTGCGCTGCTGCAGACGGCGCAGATGGCGCAGCGGGTGCCGGGGCCGGCGGGGTGTACACAGCGCCGTAGGCGGGGATAAGCACCGGCACCGCTACCGGGGTGATGATCTCCTTGACGACGACCGGCGCGGCGTAGCTGTTCGTCACCACCGGCGTCGTCGCCACTGGCGAGACGCACACCTGCCCGGCAACCAGAAGAATGAGTGAGCAAATCATGGCTTGTACCCCATCAGGACTCGTTGAAAGAGGACAAAGGCTTCCTCGAAATGTTCACGCCGCAGAGGGATCGGCTCCTCTGCGATCAGCTGAGCTAGCACAGGATCGAGCGGGGGAATGCCCTTGCCAGGTGTGGCGTAGGTCCGCAATGCCTTGAGCAAATGCTCCTCTGCGCATCCCAATTCTGCAGCAATCGCCTTGGCGTCGAGGTCGCGATTGAGGTAGTGGTCCCAGGCCCAGCCGTAGACCTTGCTCAGCTCGGCTGGCTTGCGCTGCGTGATCTCCCACACCGCTTGTGCGTAATCCTCGCGGTCCCTGACCACCCATTTTTGCAGGTCGGTCAGGTACAGCTGAGCCAGGCGGACGTATTGCTTGTAGTCAGCCACGGCCAGTTTCACCGCCCCACGGTATAGCCGACGCGCGTAGTCGTCAATGGGCCGGATGCCCTCGACGTGGCAGCGATAACAACTCATCGCGCAGTGAACACGTCGATCATTGTCGTTGCTCTGAGAATCGCTGGCGATGAAATCCGGCGCCGTGTCCTGGCGAACCCCGGCCGCATCCTGCAACCACCAGACGTACAGGCCATTCGGCAACGTGCCATGCTGCTCGCTTGCGTCTCCGTCCTGGGGGTCGACATCCTTGTCCAGATTGCGGATGACATTTCGACGACCTGCATTGTCCTTGTAGTCATAGCTCACCCACCACGGCCCTGAAACCGCGCCGTAGCGGACGAGGACGCGATTGTTGAGCGTGACGCCTGACTTGGCCTGGATCGCCCGAACCTCTCGCTTGACCTTCTTCGCAACCTCTTCATCGGCACCGATGAGTTTCTGGAAATCCTTCGCCGACTTACCGAGCCCGAGAAAGTCGTAATACCCTGCTACGCGATCCTTCGCGATGGAAGTCTGACTGAAGAACCAGTCGGCCCGCACAATGGGAACCTCGGTGTGGCATTCCTTGGTCAGCAACGCGACTTCTTTCGCCGGGAGCCACGGCGCCGCGGCCACCGCCTTGACCTTCTTCTTCTCGCGGAAGGTGTAGTTTCCCGGTGCGTAATAGGTGCCATTCACCACCCCGCCAGGGTGGTAGCCTTCGGTGTCGACGACCTTTTCCGTCTCAATTGTGGCATGGAAATACGGCTCGACGGTCAGCAGCTTCTCCCACACCTTCGCGGACCAGCCATAGTCGAGCAGATTCACGCGCAGCAGTGACGGATTGACGCGGGCCGCAGGGGTGAGCTTGGCCTCGACCGATAGCGTGTTGATGTGGAAGTCAACCACCGTCTGCCAGTCGCTTAGCGCCTTGCCCTCGACGTGGTACAGACTGAGATACCGCAGGTAGGGGCGCACCTCGAGAGGGTGCCGCTGCACATCGGCAGTAGCAGCAAGGATCGCATCGGCGGGACCGGCGCCGACACACAGAAGTGCGAGTGTCGCGATCAGCATTCTCACAGCTTCGTCACTCGATACCCTGGAATCTCGATCTTCGACGCATTCGTGATCTTGATTGTCACCACGCTACCCGATGGGGCTGGCGTGCCCGGCGTGCCCGGAGCCGGGACCGCGGCAGCTGGCCCGTACAGCGACTGGATTCGGCGCACATCCCCCGGCTGGGGAGTGCGCCGACCCGCCTGATACACCGGCTCCATCAGGTCGCCAGTACCCTGCGCGGTGTGGTCCAGCCCAAGAGCGTGGCCGATCTCATGCGTCATCACAGCAACGAGGTCGATGTAGCCAGCCGGGGGGCGAATCGCGATGACGAACCGCTCGGCCTGGTCGTATTGCTGGAGGATTGGCCGATCGTAGCCGTTGGGTAGCTCCGACCACGCCAGTACGCCAGCCGGCCCGTCCTCGGGGCCGCTGGTCATGGTGACATCGGCGTTGCCAGCGGCCTCCGCGAACGCCAGGCCACACACGCCAGCCCACGAAGCAAACGCTTCGCGAGCGGCACTGCGAACCTGATCGTCGCTCACGTTGGGCAGATTCCCAGCCCACGCCCATGACAGCTGCCGCTTGCGCCAGACTGGCGGAACGGCGCGGGCTGAAGCCACCGCCGACTGGCCACAGAAATGAACCGGCTCACTCACTCGACGCACCTCAATTCACGGAGAACGGATCAGTCGGATCGCCAGGGGGCGGCAACTTGGAACCGGCTGGCGCCGCCGGCTGCAACGCCTTGCGAGCCACGTTGATCGCCACCGACAGACCGGCGCCGATGAGCGGCCCGGCTGCCCCCCAGTCAACCGTGCCGAGGTATTGCAGGGAGGACACCAGTCCGCCCGCCAGCAGCGCCATCGCCGCCCCCTTCGTCACCGACCACAGCTTTTCCTTGTTCACTTTCCAGCCCCCTTTTCGAGCAATTGGATCATCTCCTGATGGACCTCACGACATTGCCGGTGATCCTCCTCCACCCGCTTCTGGTGCCCGTCGCGAATGCTCCGAGCATCGGCAAGCCGTGATTCATAGTTGGCCGCCATCTTCCGCGATTCACGGCGCTGGTCGCGGATGATCTCCCGCAGGAACCACGCCAGGAGCAACAACCCTGCGTAGTTCGCCCATGCCGGGGGGATCGGTGGGGTCGACACGCGCGACAGCACGTCCGACGCAATCAGCCCGCCCGCCCCCGCGACGAGCGACCAACATGAATGAAGCATCTCTCGCATGAGTCAACCAAACCCCGCTATGAAGGATCAGACAAGATGGCCACAGTGTACCCGTCGCCGCGCTCGATCAGGTTTCCGGCCTATCCCAACGTTGGCAGACGCCTACGGCAATAGTGTGTAGCCAACGGAGTAGGTCAGATTGTTGCCGTCGGAGTGCAACACGCGGAGTTTCCAGCGACGAGGGAGACAGCCCTGGAAGCGTTCGCCGAAGCCGTCGACCGAGGCCGAGGCAGCGCCGGGGTGGAGTTCGAGCCAGTGGACCTGAGCGGTATTGGTGCGATTGGCGGAGAAGCGCGCCAGGACGATGTCTCCGCCGAGGATGGGGTCGATGCCACGGATCTCCAATTTGATGCCCGTGCCAGCGGCGGCGGTGAGGTTCATGGTGATCAGGACGCCCTTGGCGCCGTAATTGGTCTGGACGGCGCTGTCGTTGGTGGTGTTGCGCGTGGCAGACGCGAGCAGGGTGCCTTCTTGGGTGCCGGGGCGACGGTCCCAGGTGGAACCGTTGAAGAGCAGCTCGGCAGCGCCGAGGGTGGGCGTGGTGGGGTTGGCCAGGCCGTCGGCGAGGGCAGCAGCAGCGGGCAGCTCGGTGTCGGCAGAGACGGTGCCCTGGACGAAGATGCCGTTGGTGGAGTCGCCGCGGAGACGGAACCAGGAGGAGCCGTTGAAGGCCATGAGCAGGGCGCCGACGGCGGGGGTGGTGGGCCCGGCCATGGAGTCGGTGAGGTCGCCGGGGGTGGGCAATTCGGTGCCGACGGTCCAGGTGCCGTACTGGACGGCATTGACGTAGGGCGTGGTCGCGAGATAGACCGGCATCGGATTCGCGGCGCCGACAAGCACGCCGCCGCCGCTGGCCGCAAGCACCAGGCCGACCACGGCGCGAGTGTCAGTTCCAGCCCCAGTGTCGAGGTCAGCGGTGGTAAGCTCGGTATCGACAGTGGGGACGCCCGTCAGGTACACGGGCAGGTCGGTTTGAGCGGCAACGTACAAGCTGCCGTCCGAGGCGATCGCTGCTCGCCGGCCGCGCGTCGTCGCGTCCTCGATCACCAGCACCTGCGCCCGCTTGAAATCCACGCGAGCCGCCGCGGCGTCGTTTTCCGTCAGCGCGGTCCCGGCCGTCTCGTCGTAGATGTAGCCGGCCATGCGCAGCTTGGTCGTGCCATCGGTGAATGCGGCGTTATCGGTGACCACCTGGCTATCCGCCGTGGTCACCGACCCAGTCACCGACACCGACCAGCTGCCGGACTGGGTGGCCGCGACGGTGCCGCTCACACCCACCGTGCCAGTGACGGCCACGCTGCCGGAGATCGACACCGTGCCGTCGACGGTGATCGACCCACCATTGTCGGTGACTGGCACCGGCTGGCCCGAGGCGTCGATCAGGAGATTGCCACTGCTATCGGTGACCCAGATCATTAGCTGACATCCGCATAGGAGGAATTAAAGTCGGGGTTAGTCGTGGCCGGGGCGCCGCCGATCTTGGCCACAACACTTTCGTCGGTCGCGTCGAGCACCAGCACGCTGTCGCAGTGCCAGCACGCCCCAACCTTGAGTGAGCCGGACCATAACCAGTAGCGGCTGGCACCCTTGGCCACCATCACAGTCAGGGTGACGACGGCGCTGTCGCGATTGTGGACGGCCATTGTCCGAATCAGCCGGCGTGTCGACGCCGCCGGCGCGGCGACGACCGTCACCTCGGCCGTGCCGTTGAGCGATCCCTGATTGCCAGCCTCGGTGAATGCCATGTCAGAGCCCCATCCAGCCGCGAGAAGGTGGTAATGCTCCGCCGCCGCCTGAGCCGCCAACGAGCAGGCCGGAAACGAAGGTCAGCCCCAGGTCGACCAGTGTGCCCGAGTATCCCAACTCCCACCCGCTCCCGCTATGGACCACGATTTCCGGCCTGTACAGTGACCCAGCCAATAGCCGATAAAGGCGGATTTTGTCCGTCTCAAAAACGAGATTCGTGCAGTTGTCCACGTCACCGGTGGCGTGATACCCGGTCAGCCTCACACCGTTGCCTGAAAGGCCAAGGCCAATTGACCCCGAGGGCAGCGCAATTGCCGTATTTAACTGCGGAGCCTCAGCCGTGGGGATCAGACCCGGCGCGATGCCATGAACGAAGACCTTCAGCCCGCCAAACTCCTGATAGCCAGTACTCACGCCACCGCCAACGTTGTAGTTGGCAGGGGTCATGCTCAGCCCGAATACGCCATTGGCAGGGTCGATGTAGGTCCATTCCAGCCCGCTGTTGTAGCGGGCGCCGTCTGCGTACAGGTGCCGATCAATGCGGATTTCGCGGACGTTGCTCACAACCGAATTCGTCTCGGCATCGGTCGAGGCAAGCCCGGTCCGCCCGATAGCTAAATTGGTCGGAGGCAACAGATAGAGAGGATACCCCTCGACTCCGAGATAGTCATTGAGAGGATAGACAGGATAGACAGTGTCGTTTGTGGTCTGGAAGTCGTTGAGCAGGTACTGATCAAAGGGGGCATATACGGCAACCCAGGACGACCCCTCGACCCATGCGTCCGTAGATGCGTCCCACGTCACCAGTTTGCCGAGCCAGTATCCGGGAGGAGTCCAAGCGGCCTTGATGCGAGCATACACATTGCCGCCGCCCCCCGCCGCTGCCCCTGCCAGCGGCATGTACAACTCCTCCCCGCCCGGAGCAAAACCCACCCCTCGGCACCCGTACCGCGTGCCGCTGGTGAGCGATTCGCCGTTGAGCGGCTTCAGCTTGACGTCGCTGTAGTCCTGCCAGCTGCCGGCATGGTCTCGCACCGTGATAACGCCGGGATAGTTGCCGTTGCCGTCCGCCGTCGATGAGGTGACGCGGACGAACGTCGGTTCCAGCCCGCCGCCAGTCGGCCCGCCAGGTCGACGCCCCCGCTCGCCCTCGACCCAACGGACCGTGTCCGCAATGCGGTCGCCAGCCTTTTCCGTGAAGATCACGCCCGCCATTACTGCGCCTTCTCTCGCAGGATTAAGACGCCGGCAACACCCTTCGGCAGAGTGCCAGTTCCAGCATTCACGGCGGTGATCTCAAAAGAGATCACGTCGCCCGCGGCAACCGTGGTCGAGGAGAACCCAGCCGGCTCCTTGAGCGTGTTGGCCGCAGTCGCCGACGTGAGCGAGATCGTCGCCGACAGGATCGACACGCCGTTTTTCTTGATGTCGAAGGTGATCGTTGCATCACCGATGGGAGCGACGGACGCCACTACCCCACCGGCGACGATCGTACCACTCGCACCATAGACGTAGTCGACGATGATCCGCTTGGCCGCGGCAGTCGTTGCGTGGTCGCACAGGTCGCGGACGATCTTGTACTGATGCCCCAGTTTGGTCGCGTCGATGTCGGCATCCGCCGCCACCTTGGCGTTCGTGACAGCGCCGTCCGATGGGGCGATCGACCGCCCCGTTACCGTACCCGAGAAGTAGAAATCGCCTTCCAGCCGGTTCATGCTGCCCCCTCTCAGAACAGGCCAAGTTCGCCGAACTCGACTTCGCCGCCCAGGTCGAAGCTAAGAAACACCGGGTCGCCACCTTCGGGCAGCTCCTGCCCGGTGCCGTTGAGCAGCGCCGGCCGCGTCACCGGCCGTCCCGACAGGTCGAGGATGGTCGACCATCCTTCGCCGGGCCATGCCTCTTCAAAGCCCTGGTCAAGTACCTTGATGGGATTCCACTTGTCGCTCTTATGCTCGAACACAAACGTGCAGGCCCAGAACCACACACCGTTTTCGTGAGCATCCTCCGCGCTGAAATCCTTGAGCAGCAGCGTGCCGGCCAGGAAGCCAAACCAAGTAGACTGATTAATGGAGTCCACATAGGCTTGAATGAAGTTGGCGTCGATCATGGCCAGCGGCAGATTCTTGCGCACCGTTAGGACGGGCCGAATATCGTCGCGGGTGATCGGCGGGTCGAACGGCTTGCCAGCACTGTTGGCAATCAGGTTGCCGTCCTTGTCGCGCTCGACTACCACGGGATAGCGTGCCGCGGACCAGGCGAACTTGGCTGGCCGCAGCAACGGATTCTCGATGACTGTGGGGGGAGAATTCGCGGCTCCCTCGCCACCCTCGCCGCCACCCTCGCCGCCACCCTCGCCGCCGGCGGGTGACTCGGGGTTGACGGCGCCACCCGTCACCGGGCCAACGCCGCCCGCGGACTCGGCCGGTGACTCGTCGTTGGCTTCCTTGGTCGATTCCGACCCGGACGAATACGACGCCTCGACGAACCACACCGCTGGCGTCTCGGGAGACGGGCGGGCCGACAGGCCAGAGCAGACCGATTCGCGGTCCGCTTCCCCCAGGTCGTTGACGAACGGATCGCCGAACGCCGGCAGCCCTGGCGCGGCCAGCACCTCCCGCGGGCCAAGGAATCGCGTGTCGTCGTCCTCATCCCAGACCGCGAACGTGCGAGTATAGCCGCGGTTCCCCGAGTCGCTTGCGCTGGTGCCAGTCGTTTCCCAAAAGGTCAGCGCCACGTTAGTTAATCCCCCGCACGTTCAGCTTCGCGTTTAGCGCCTTCACGGCTTTGGCCACCTCCCGGCCCGTGTTCGCCTGCACCCGCTCTTGCTCAAGCTGCTGCTCAAGGATGCGGCGGATGGCTTCTTCCACCGACTCCCGCCCGTACTTATTGGCCTGGATTGCCGAGAACGCTTCGGCTGATCCTTGCCGCGCGGCCGCAACAGGCTGGTAGGTGTTGCCGAACGCAGATTGCAAATCACCGAACGCCTTGCCGAGCGTGCGAGCCTGAATGTCGGTCATGTCGATGAGGTCGCCGCCCAGCTTGCCGAGCAGGTTCATCGCGCCGCCGACAACCCCTTGCGGCAGTTTGGCCACGGCCGGGCCAAGCAGCGTACTGAGCAGATCAGCGCCGGGAATGCTGTTGAGAACCGATTGTCCCTGCGCCAGCCGATCGAGCCGCCCCAACGATACAACCTGCTGCACCGCCTCGCGGAACTTGTCGACCGGCCCTTCCAATGCCTTCGCCATCTTCTCCGAGGCTTGTTCCCAGAGACGGAAGATTTCGAGTCCCTTGTCACGGATGGGAGTGAACAGCCCATCCGAGCGAGCGCGGGCCGCTCGCATGAACTCTGACCACCAATCGAGCCGCGGATTGACCGCAGCCGCCACCGTGTTAGCCAGGCCAGCCGCCGCGTCAGCTGCTGCCCTCCGCAGATCGTCCGCGTCGTCTTGCAGCGTCTCCATCGCCGGCACGAGGGATTCATTGATCCATCGGCCAATGCTGCTTCCATCGAACGCCGCGGCAAGCTTATCGACGACGAACACAATTGTGTCAAGGATGCCGGCCTTGATGTGAGCAAAGACGACGTCCCAGGCGCCCGTAATGGTCTTGTGATCCGAGAACACCCCGACGAGGTAGATACCGGCCTTGCCGATTCCCTCGATCGTATTCAGGACCACGTTTTTCAGCCCCGCGGCGGTGATACCCCAATCTGCCAGGGAGCCGAGTCGGGACATAGCTTCATTCAAAACCGGCATCAGCCCTTGGGCAATCTGGACCTGCAACCCCTTCCACAAAAGCGACAACTGGTTCAGCGCCCGCGCCCACTCCCGCGACTGGAGGAAATCGCCCTCGCCGAAGGCCGCGCCGAACTTCTTCAAGTCGTCGGCGGTCTTGCGAAGCCACTCCCCGCCGTCGTCAAGGATGACGCGCACGTCCTTGAATTTGTCCCCGAACAACGCCACCCCGGCCCGCGCCTCAGCAACACCGCCGCCCAACTCTTGCAGCCTCGCCGCGACCAGCGCCAGCGCTTTATCGTCGCGCATGCCCAGCAGTTCGACCGGGTCCAGCTTCAGCCGCTCAAACGGCTTCACCAGGTCGTCAGTTCCTTCGACCAGCGCCTTGCCGATGTTCTCTTTCAGCTTGATGATCGCTTCCGTCGCCGTGCCGATGTCGTTGTTCAGGGCTTCGACGATCACTTGGAAGCCAGCCACGTCGGCACCGGCCTTGCGCGCTGCCGTGCCCACCTCCTGCATGCGAGCAGCGCCGTCAGTCAGCAGCCCCGTCACCTTGGAGAACGCAGCAGTCAAGCCACCGAACAACGCAGTGCCAAACGCGAACGACAGGCCAGTCTTGAACGTCGACATGAAGCCGCTGCCGGCCTTGTCGCCGTCCGCCTTGGCCTGCGCGGCCATCTTGCCGGTCGACTCCTTGAGCCGCTTTTCCGCGTCAGCCAGTCCGCCCGCCATGCCCGATGCACTGGCGACGACTTTCGCTGTGATCGGTGACAGGTCGGCCACTTACAAACCCTCCTCAGCCAGCCGCTTGCGGAACCACGCCGCCCATGCCCGCTTGCCCGATCCCGCCGGCCTGGCCGGCTCGCCCCACTTCGGGCACAGGTCGACTGGGCTGATTGCCTTCTCGCCTTTGCCGCGGAACATGCTGGCGACCATTGCCGGCGTCTGCGCCGCTTGCAGGTCGCCGCGCTCCGGGCCGATCGGTCCGGACAGCCGCTCGAACGCCAGCCAGTCAATCAGGTCGTCGAGGGACAGCCCGTTGGCCATCAGCTGCGGCACCGTCTGGCCCAGCGCCCAACCCAGCCGCATCACGGCCATGCGGGTCGGGCTGCGCCTCAGTTTTTTGCCGCGCCCTCGACCCGCTCATCAGTCAGGGCCGACAGCGCCGCCGCCTCACGGAACACCCGCCCCAGGCAGGAGCCAGGCCACTGCATGACCCACGGCACATCGGCCGCGGTGAGCAGCGGTTGCCCGCCCTGGTCGGCGACGGCGTACACCACAGCCCTCGCCATCCACTCGGCGCGTGCCCGTGGATCGGCGTCGTCGGCTGGCTTGGTCCGCTCGATGTCGAGCAGTTGTTCCACCAACATCGGCCGCAGGTACACCACCGCATCCTCTCCCAGCTCCGGCAGCCGGACGGGAGTAGCGCGGATGCGCGAAAACAGACTCTTGAGGTCGTCCTTGCTCATGCGTTTTTCGTCCACACAGGAGCCGTCGAAACCTTCACCACACAGCGGATGACCAGCGGATCATCCGCGTTGCCGACACCGTTGGAGGTCGGCGCTTCCTTGATTTTGCCCGTCCACTTGTAGCTAGATCCACCGTCCGGGTAGGTGATCCGCCAGTGATAGGTGTTGCCGCTGGCGAAGATGGTTTGCAGCGCATCCATGCGGTCGCCGTTGGCGCCCCAGAACTGATTGAACGTGAAGTCACCCCCAGCAGGCAAACCCTGCTTCGTGACTCGCGCCGTGGCCCCGCGCAGCGGCGTCACGTCAATGTCAGGTCGGGCGAGGTTGCCCGGCTCCGTCATGTCCTTGACGTCGACCACTTCCGTCCAAACCGTACCGTTGGCCGAATACTCCAGCTTGATGTCATCGGCCAAGACCGTATCTTCTGCGGCCATGTCAGCCCCCCGTTGTCCCGTACCACACCACCAGATCTACGCCCACGCTGAACGTGCCCCGCTCGTCCGCATGGACGGGGGGGAGGTGGGAGTCGTCCCGCGTCTCTCGCCGCACCGACCGCACCTTGTATGCCCCGCTGCCGATCGTCTGCCCTCGCAACGCCCGGAACGCCGCCTCGATCGCTGCCGCGGCCGACTTGGCCGCGGCATAGCCTGCGGCGAACACGTCGAGATGCACCGCCCAGCCCCGCAGGACCACGCCACCCCGGACGCTCAGTAGCTCCCGATCGCCAGTCCCCAGGTACACCGCCAGCGGTAGGTCTGCGTCAACTGGCGCCACCGCCGGATACAGCCGCGAGCCGATCGCCGCGGTCAGGCCGGCGTCGGCAATCACAGCGGTGTAGACGGCGGACTCGATCACTTGGTTAGCTCCTTCGCGATCGCTCGATCGACCGCCTCCTTGACGCTGGCCAGGAACGCCGACCGGCCCGACCGCAGCGCCCGCTCAAGGAACCCCACCTTGCGCGAACGGTAGGTTCCCAGCTCGACAAGGTGGAGATACTTTTCGGGATTGGCATAGATCGGGTCGCCCACCTTGCGCGGGTAGCGCGTCCCCGGCCGGCTGTCGATCTTGGCCGTGCCGACCTGCCGGCGGAAGCCCTTGCGAACACCCACGATCCCGACCACGGCGCCGCTGGGGTAGGTGACGATCTTGGACCCCAGCGACCGCTTGAGAGTGCCGACGAGGACCGCCTTCTTCTTCCACGCCTTGCGGACCGGAGCCAGGTCTTTCGCCTCCCTGGCGAGCTTGCGCGTGCCAGCGGCCACGGCTTGCCGCAGCGCCCGCTTCGCCACCTTGACAGGCAGGGAGCGTAACGCCTGGATGGCTTCCTCGACCCCTTCGATCCTCGCCCGCACCTCGAACGGCATGGCACCTACTCCCGCTCGACCGCCAGCACGTCCCAATACACCCCGGCATCCTCGACGTTGACCACGGATGCAATCTCCAGCACCCTCGATCCCTCGACCGTCACCAGCCGGTGAGCGGTCGAGAGAGCCACGTCGGGCCGGTGCCGCAGCAACACCCGGTGCGTGACGTCGGTCTGCACCTGCTGAGCCTGGAACAACTCCCGCCCACTCAGCGGACTGAGCTTGGCCCACACCGTCGCCACGTCGGCCCACGTCTGCACCGCGTCCCCGGTCGCATCCGCGGCCACGGTGCGGGACTGGATCTTCACTTGCCGGTTGAGTTCGCCCGCTCGCAATCCCGGCATCAGTAGCACCCCGTCCACAGATTCATGAGCAAGGCGTCAACCGTCAGGGGGGCCTGAGACATGGACCCCTCGACGATTGGTTCACGCAGTCGGAACCAGTGCCCGACCATGAGCCGCATGGCATGCGCCGCGTCCTCTGGGACGTCTGCCGGGTCGCCGTAGCCACACACCACGGTGTACCGCACCGCCCCACTCTCCAGCCGAGCCGAAGGCCAGTAGTGGCCGAAGGACGGGAAGATCACCGCCGGGTCGACTGTCGCATCGTAGGAGTAGTGCGACGGGTCGAGAGTCGTCAGCACCCCGGCCGTGTTGACGTACTCGATCGCCGTCACCGACTGGAGCGGCCCGCGCGGCAGCCGCAATTCCCAGGACGGGAACGCCGGGTAACTGATCCGCAGCGTGGCCGTCACCAGCTGCCGGCCGTAGCCGCGTTCGATCATTTGCCGGGCGGCGCGGATGAGCTTGGTGATGTAGGTGTCTTCGGCGCTGTGGTCAACCTTCAGGTGAGCTTTCGCGTCCGCCAGGGATAGCGGCTCATCTGCCGGGGGAGTGACGACCGTGACACCATACACCGCCATACATCAACCCTCGCCCAAGGTGTTAATTCACCTGCGTGGACTGCGGGGACTTCCGCGGATGCCCCTGAATCCACGCGCCGGCGAGGAACACGTTGCCGGTGTTGTTGGCCGGCGTCACGGTGGCACGGACATACCGCTTGTCGCCACAATAGCCGATCTTGAACGTCTTGTTATCGCTGGTGTAGTCGAGACTCATCGCCTCGACGCCCAGCAAGAAGGCGTCATCGACCGCCGCCGCATCGGTGAGGCTGGCGTCGTCGCCGTGCTCGATCAGCACGGTATAGGTCATGTCGGCATCGGCATTGCTGCCGAGAATGCCCACCAGCTCCAGGGAGCCGAACCCGGCCGTGTCGACGATATTCGACACCTGCGCCGTGTTGTCGGTCACCGCGGCCTTCGGCGCGAACGCCGTAGTGCATTTGACATTGTTGTGAAGGTCTGCCATCGCCATGTGAGAGATCCCCGAAGTCTGGGTTGAATGCAAAGCTGCAACCCGGCCAGCACAACGCCAGCCGGGCTGCGAAGGGATTAACCGAGCTTGAGCCGCGCGAACGCCTCGCCCAGCACCGGGGCGCCGTCCGTCTCCTTGCGAGCCAGCACGCCGACCTGATTCCGCAGCGCGAACAACTGGTCGAGGCGCTGAACCTCCATGTCGTAGGCGTCTGCGATCCAGTAGCCGGTCTTGAAGTCGCCCACGATGGCAACGTACTTGCCCGTCGTGTAGGTCGACGGGACGTATTCGCTCACCACATAGGGACGATCGAGGATCGTGCCCGGCAAGCCCGCGGCAAGCCCCGGTTGCCAGAGGTACTGATTCTGCGAATCCTTCAGCTTGCGGCAGCGCTTGACGAACTCGCGGGAGACAAGCCAGGTAGCGTTGCGCTGGTAGCCTTCCTTGAGCGAGTAGAGGCAGTCGATCAACTCATCGCCGGTGAACGCCGTGGCGCTGGCGCAGGTCGTATCCCGCGTCGTCGGGATACCGTCAGTGCTGGCCACGAACACGCCGAGCGGCTTCTGCTCGCCGTCGCCGGTCAAGTAAGCCTGCTCCTCGGTAACGGCAAACTTGTATCCCAGCCGCTGCGTCAGCAACTGTTCCGGGTCGATGATGCCGACCCGCAACAGCTTCTGCGAGATCTTGACCAGCCGCGTCATCAGGTGGGGCCGGAAGTCGCGACGCCCCAGCTCCGCGGTGTTGTCCTCGTTGATGTCCGACGCCGGCACTTCGGCCGTCCACTCCGCGTCTGCCGGATCGGCCTCCCAGGTCGGCACGCCCAGCGACACCGCCGACGACAGCGGCGGGAGGACCGTGGCCAGCTGCCGCATCACCACGTTGTTGTCGAGGAAGGTGATGAGCTGATTGACGAACTCGACCGGAGCCAGGTAGCCTCCCTTGGGATCCTTCGACACTTGCAGCCCCAGCTGCTGCCGGCCGGACTGCAAGTAGCCCAGGAAGGATTGCCGGTACTTGTCCTGCGCCCGCAGAGCTTCCGGCGTGCCAGGCTTGATCGTGAGCGATCGCTCTTCCCGGCCGACGCTGTGGCCCAGCCGGACACCAGGGAATTTGACCACCTGCGGGTTGCCGTGGCGGTCCGTGCCCAGCACCGGGCGAGCCGCCGGGGGCGGCGCCGTCCGCTTGGCGGCGCGGTCCATCTCGGCGCCAAGCCGGTCAATCTCCGCGTCGATGCGATCGTACTGCGAGGTTTCGTCCGCGCTGAGCGGACGCTTCTCCCAGTCCGCGCGGTCGAGGATCGACCGGGCCTGATTCACCGCTGAAAAGTAGGAGTTGTATAGCTCTTTCGACATGGCTTCCCCCGAAGAGCCGCCGGGGGAAAAAGCAGACGCCGTTGCGACCCGTCCCCGGCAGCGGATGTTCCCGCTTCCGGCATGACTGAGGATCGCAACGGCGTCCGCAATAATGCCCTACACAGACTCATTATGGCCGCGGGTTGGCCCCGCGTCAACCGCTACTTCAGCCTCGCCGCCTGCTGTTCCAGCTTGCGACGCAGAATCTTCGTCGACATGGTGGCCGGGTCTGCCGGCGGCGGCGCGGAGCTATCTCCTTCGGCCGGCGGCGCCGGCGCGGCGCCGTCCGTCAGCACGATCCCGTCCGCCTCAGCAGCGGCCACCATCTCGGCCATCGGGCACCCGAGGACCGTGGCAAACGACTGGAGGACCGGCATCGTCACCCCGGCATCGTCGCCGTTGATGATGCCGACGACGGCCGACACCTCCATGCCGCTGGCCTGTGCCATCTCGGCGAGGATCACTTCGCGCGGCCGTTCATCCGTCACCGCGGAGTTGATGCACGAATCCAGCACCCCGCCCAAGTTTGCACCCAGGCATTCCCAATTGCTCATGGCCTTGCCCCCGAAACGCCTGGACAGATAGCGGCCAAGGTACGCCAGGCAACGCGCCCGGACCACCGCGGCCGGTTGCCCGGCAAACAAGTCATTCAGAATCGCCTCACCGCGGGACAGGTAATCCCGCGCGTATCGCCTGTTGGTCGGCTCTAGCAGCCCGTCGACTGCATCCCCTTCCTCGACGATGTCACTGGCATACAGCCGCTTGGGACGCCACAAGGGCGGGAGGGGATCGCCGGCCGGAGACAGCTGCGGCGTACCGTCTGGATTGACGCGGAACTCCTCGTCCCGCGTCAGCACCAACGACGACGAGATGGCCCCCGGATCGCTCGCGGCCAGGTCGAGCACATACCCGCCCAGATCACCGGACGGCGTCTTCCGCGAGGTCGGGTCCAGGTGCAGGTCCGCACGGACGGCGGGGATCTGCGTCGGCACCCCGTCCCGGTCGACCGTGGCCGTCCCCAAGTACGGGTCTTTCGCCCGGCCCAGATACTT